GCCAAGCTTGCCAAGGCCGATAAAGACAGCGAGGGCCAGCTTACAGAAGCTCTCGCGGCCAGTGAGGAGGGTTGATGCAAGTAAATCTCACTGATATAGGCATTGACTTTCATGGATCCAGAATCATGGAGGATTCAGTTAGTCGCCAGTGGTATCTCGCTGATAAGAGCGATGCCAAGTTTATAGATATGTATGGATTTATGCGTATTGACTTTATGCCATTTGAGGGGAACTCATGAAAGATAAGCAAAAAATAGACCCGAAGGAAGCGGAAAAGCAGAGGCAGATGGCTGAGGCCGTGCGCCTACTTGGGGCAAAACACCCCGAATTGGTCAGGCAGTACCAGCATATTTTCCTGAAAAACGCCAATGGACGCGCCATCTTAAAGGATATTTTAGGCGATACTAAGATATTTGCCATTAATCTACGTGAAGAGGACCTGGCTGTAAGGAATTATGGTTCGAGGCTGTTACACACAATAGCCGGGGCACACATCAATCCCCTATCAATTGACAAGCTTTTCAGCATGTTTATAGATGCGTTGGCGGAGTATGAAAGAACCACGACACCGATTGACGAAAGGAAAATAACATGAACTGGTTAAGAGAGTCTTTGGCGAAGGCTATGATGCGCGAAGCCGATCCAGCAGCAGGTACACCAGCGGCCACACTAGACGCGGGCGCTGCGGCAGCGGCAGGCGATGGAGACGCGACTGGCGGCAAAGCAGGTGACGGCGCAGGCAAGGAGCTTTTATTTAAGTTCGATACCTAAAGAGTTTCGCGACAACAAAGCTTTTTTGGAACACGAAGACCTCTCCAGTTTTTTAAAGAAGTCTTTGGCAGATTCCGATAAGCTGGCAAGTTTCGATCCAGAAAAGGTATTGACTATCCCCGGCGACGACACCAGCGATGGCGACAGGGAAGCGTTTTACCAAAAGCTTGGCAAACCCGAATCCGCAGACGGCTACGAACTGGATGACCCTGGTTTTCCCGAAGGCCTGCCGAGAGATGAAGAACTCGAAGGCCTTATAAAGCAGTGGGCGCACGAAGCCAACATGCCAGCGGACGCATTGAAATCCCTTGTTGGCAAGTATAACGCCTATGTAGGAGAAGTCTTCAGTGCCGCAAAGGCCGAGCAGGACAAGGCGTTGCAGGAGAGCACGCAGGCGCTCAAAACCGAGTTAAAGGACGGCTATAACGAGTACGTCATAAAGTCTCAGAGGGCAGCCACGCAGATTGGCGGAGAAGAGCTTATCACGCTTTTCGAGGACTGTGGAATCAAAGGCCATCCCATTGTTGTTAAAGCGTTTGGCAAACTCGGAGGCATGATTTCCGAAGATTCCGCGCTTGGCGGAGGCACGGGTAGCGGCGAAGGCGGAGCAGAGAATCCCAAAGGATTCGACGGCAAAGACAGGATCACTTACGAGAGTGACAAACCAAAAAAGGAATAAAAGGAGGCCATAACAAATGGCGACGTTTAAACAAAACAGCGGTCTAACGTTTATCGAGGCTGTTAAGCGCGAGACCAAGGACGGGAACCTTCACAAGATAGCGGAAGTGTTGGTAGACAACAACGCTATGCTTGAAGACCTGCCGTTCCGTGAGGCCAATGACAGGGTTACGCATACATCGGTACTTCGCGTCAGTCAGCCCGCAGGACGCACCAGAAGGATTAACCAGCCCGTTCTCCCCAGTGCTTCGAGCACGGAGAAGAACCGGGACGTGATTGAGATGATCGAGGACTGGAGCGATATTGACGAAGAGCTCGTCAGCCAGTCCGGCGACCCCGGCGCACTCAGGTCCAGCGAAGACGTGGCTTTTGTCGAGGGCATGTCTCAGACCACGGCATCGCGCATGTTTTACGGCAACAACGCAGTAGACCCCGACCAGATGACGGGTATTCTCACGCGCCTTAATGAAATTGACGGCGAGTTCGTCATTGACGCGGGCGGTGACGGTAGTGACCTTATGAGTCTGGTTATATTACAGCCAGCCATAGGGCAGATATACGGTGTTTACCCCAGAGGTTCGCAGGCTGGAATCCAGGTGAGGGACTGGGGCGAGAGAATCAAGGAGAACTCAGACTTTGAAAGGCTGGTCGTGTGGAGCACGCAGTTCAAAAACCAGTTCGGTATCGTTGCGGAAAACCCCAAGTGCATGGCGGCTATCCGCAACATCGAGAGCGTTGGTTCGTCAAACATCTTCAACTTCGAGGACGTGATAGACGTGAAGTTGAGCATGAAGCAGGGCGGCAAGAACGCGATAATCTACGCCAACAGGAAGCTCTTTGGCCAGATAAAGAAGATCGCGCTCAACCGCACCAACGTAAACCTCACCATGGCCAATGTGTTTGGTGACGGCGACATGCCGACCATTGACGGAACCCCCGTCAGGCTCGCAGACGCTCTCACCATCACGGAATCCGAAATAACCTAAAAGGAGGGGCATAGACAATGGCAGTTATTGACAAACAACTAGTCTTTGGCGACGGTCTCGATGTCGGAATCAGCATCGGCAGCGTTATCTCGACCAACGTGATCGAACTCATCGCCGGAAAGAACTACAAGCGCTTCTCCGGCGCGGCCACGAAATACGCCGACCCCTCGGACACGGGGCTTCTCAGGCTTCTCGTCAAGGTTACAGACGAGATTCTTGTGGCAGCAGTTAGCGGAGCCACCCTGAAGATGGATTTGATGTCACATTCCACAGCCACAGTCACGAGTGGTACGATCATTGATTCAAAGACCATCGAAGTGACAACGGACAGAGCCATCGGTGCAATCCTCTGGGACATCGGGCTTCCCGTTGATGTCATTAACGTGACACAGTTCTTTGGCATGAACTTCACGGTAGCGGTGCAGAACATGTCTTCGGGTAAGCTTTTCGCGGCCCTGATGGTCGGTGCCGAGAAGACAAGCGAAGAATAATAACCATGGGAGTGGGGCGAAATGCCTCACTCCCTACAACAAGGAGGAATCATGGAAGAATATGGAGAGGATGCGGCTATGCCGCTTGAGTGCTCAGTTTTTGAGCCAAGAACACCTTTCCCTTATGCCGGGCTTATACACATGCCTGGTACGGACGGGAGCAGCAGCAATAAAGGCCGTGAAGGCAATGGAGCGGACAGGATCGAGGTCAGCCATGAAGTTGTTGTAGACGAAATAAGCAAGGGACTTCATCCGGTAACTGGCAGACCCATCTCTGCTCTTTTGAACCATTGCATTGTGCGCAAGGCCGCACCTGAGAGCCGGGCGATGCTTGCAGCGTTCTATGCCACGGTCAGAAAGCGCAAGTCCGCTCGTAGGAGAGTAAGGGTTGATGAGAAGAAAAGGGCTGTCCCGACCGGCACATTCAAAGTAGACGAAGAAAGCTTCGGCATCGCCGATGCCCCTGGCAATGGCACGGGGCCAGCACCAGCCGAAACGTCTGCCCCGGAAGCTCCGGCAGTCGCAGTAGCCGCACCCAAGAACAAGGGCGGCAGGCCCAAGGGTTCTAAGACCAAGAAAAGAGGCAAGGCATCGCCTAAGAAAGCGGCCCCAGCAACAGTTGGGGCAACGACATAAGGAGGACATATGGCAAACGGAGAAAAGAAGAAAGCCCCGGAACCTGCGGTTTTCAAGCCCAGGAAACAGTTTATGTGGGGGCTGAAGTGCATCGAACCCATAAACAGGAACGATGACAGCGTTAACCTCATCAAGCTCACCAACGATCAGGTCATGGCGGAGGTAAAGCTTGGCACGGGCAGCGGCAAGAACGGCAAGGTTAAGAGGCCCAACTCGCCGGTACTCAACCACTGCGACCTCGTAAGCGCAAGCAAGCAGGTCACGGAAACCCTGGAAGAGTTCCACGCTTCCATGGACAAGTAAGGGGAACATATGGCGGCAAGTGTGGTAGAAATATGCAATAAAGCCTTGCTTGAGCTTGGCGAAGAGTCTATAACGCTCCTCACCGACAACAACAAGAGGGCTGAAAAGTGCAATCTCGTTTACGACGACATACGCGACAGTCTCATGTCCATGCATCCGTGGAAGTTCGCCCTTCGCAGGGTTCAGCGGGATTTAAATACCAATTCCCGCTTCACGTTACTTCGCACGGACGGTGGCTGGACTGCATCTGCTTCTGGCACTGACGAATACTACTTGCCGCCATCCAACCCCCTGTCCTTCAAGGAAAGCCCCGACGACGTATTTGAGGACGACACCGCCATGACGGCGGGAACAATCGGCTCTTTATCAGCGGGAGAGTGGGGTTTTGGCAACAACGACAGCTTGGCATTTCCCACCATTTACGTCAGGCTCGCCGATGGAGCCGACCCCGACAGCAAGTTCGCCTCAGATGAGGACTTTCTCGAAGGCGTGTATGACGACCCCGCTTTTCAGTGGGATCGTGCCTATCCACAGCCCGCCGATTCGTTGAGGATATGGGAGATAATTGACCGCTCCCTGACGCTCATACCGCCTAAGTGGGACTTGGAGGGCGAGAGAATACTTACCAACGAGCGCCAGGTAAACATGCGTTACACGCCTCAGTTCACGGACACCGCCAAGTTCGACATCTTGTATGAGGACACTCTTGTGTTCGCCATAGGCGCGAAGTTGTCAATAATCATACCCAACAAGCGCACGTTCAAGTCCGACATGGTAACTCAGTTTGATGTTGCCGTGTCTCAGGCGAGGAAGTATAATGCAATTGAGGCCAACATGAGGTTCGAGAAGGCGTTGCAGAGCCAGAGGCCGTCAAGCCCCTGGCAGGTGCGGGGCCATGGCGCGGGTCGTCTGAGTTTCATAGAGGGCGGATCGAGGGAGGGTCGTTAATGCCCACCACTAAAACCATACAGACGGCGTTTGATTCGGGCAAGTACAGTCCCCGCATGGATGGCAGAGTAGATGTCGAAGGTTATCGCAACGCCTGCAAACGCTTGGAAAACTTCATGATTTTCCCTCAAGGCGGAGCCATTGCCCGGAGTGGAAGCAAGTTCATAGCCAACACCAAAGCAGATGGCGCGGCAAGACTTATTCCCTTTGTCATTTCCACGGTAAGTGCTTACGTCATTGAAGTCGGCAATACATACATGCGCTTTTATAAGAACGGGGCGCAATTAAGCGGAATGGATGGCCCTAATCTTGTATCGAATCCGGGTTTTGAAACTGGTGATTTTACTAACTGGACACAAAATGCTGCAACTGTTGTTGGCTTTGCTTTTTCAGGGGCATTTGCTTCAGTTATTGCGGGAGCAAACCTCGGAGCAGAATCAGACAAAATAGATATTAATATTTTAAAACAATATCAAGCAAATGGTGTTTATAGTACCAGTGTAAGTGCTGGTGTATATAATGTAAATATACATTTTTATACTTCAGGCGATGCGCTTATAAGTAGCACTACAATGGTTGCTGTTTCTTCTACCACAAATGCTAATTGGGTGAAATATTCAAAAATAATTGGCCCTAGTGGAGATATAGAATTTCCAGCCACCACGGCAAAGGTTTCTTTCCAACCTGTAGGAGTAGGTTCTAATGGTATTTTTAATATAGATGATGTAAGTTTTGCAGAGAAAAATACAATAGTTGAAATAACCAGTCCTTATTTAACGGCAGATCTGTTTGAACTCGACTTTGCCCAGACAAACGATGTCATGTATATCACACATCCAGACCACGCACCAAGAAAACTCAGTCGTATAAGTGATGCCGAATGGATGTTACATGAGGTTAATTTTAATACAGAACCTTTAATTGACGATTTTTTTGCAATTAATGATCCTGTTATAGTAATTAGACTGCCAGATGATACACCATTTCCAAAAGATAAAACAACAGAATTTAATGATAATGATAATACTAATTTTACATTTTTAGATGGGGATATAGGAAGGATTTTATTCGCTGATGAGAGACGTGCACAAATCTTATGGATGCAAACAGGTAGTTCAGGTCAAGATGTTTTTGCTAAAGTTATTGATGAATTTTTCGGCCCCGATTCCTTTCTAAGTAGCGGAGAATTATTCATAGTAGGTACTCCTTTTGGTTCTCTTAATCCGAGCGCGGCAGGAGCAGTAGGAGATGTAATCACTTTGACTTCAAATGTAAATGGAAATACATCTCAGAAGTTCGCAGCTAATTGGATTCAATCATCTGTAACAACTCAATATTATTTTGCTACAAATCCAACAACTGAACCCGATGAACTTGCATGGCACGGAGATTTTTTAAATAAAAATACAGCCGGACTCGCCGGAGGACTTGCTGTAGGAGAATGGGGATATGGAGACGTAGGTGCTGAAGTTGGATTTAACACTATTTATGTCAGAACCCCATTAGACACTAATCCAAATGATTTAATTGGAACACAAGATGAATTTGA